CATTACTATATGAGGCATTCTCTACCCATCCTGCGTGCGAGGCCATTGTGTCGCCGGCAGCCAAAGCGCTGAATCCGGCATTGTCAATCAGGCCAATATACCAAATCGCGATCTGCGAGGCGCCCCCAATCGCGGTGTTCAATACCGTATTTCGCCCAATATTGGTAACGAGGTTCGGCGATTCCCATTCGTCGATCACCTTACCATCACGTTCGAGTTTGAAGATGAACCGCCCCTTGAGACCGATATGCTCGGCCGGCCGGGTAACAACGCCCTCTGCGCTATCGATCAAATGTAACTGTGAATTCATAGAAACCTCTATCGTATTGTCCGTTGGCGACCAGCCTGGTCGAACTCTGCAATCGCAGATTCAAAAGAGAAGTAAGTGTTGTCAACATTATTACCAATTGTTAACGTGAACCATCGACCGCGGAGGCGTTGCCGGAAACATTTCTGACGCCGATCAGTCGGCATATTCACGGAATAGGTGCTGTGTGGCGTGCCTTCGGTTACGCTGAACGCATCCGGTCCCGAATCAATCGTAGCGACCGCGTTCCAAAAGTTCGTGGTAGTCAAATTATAGTAATAATCAACCAAAATTGGATCGCCGTACCCTGGTGGATTATCGAAGGTAATGGTATTGGTAACGATGGTATATTCGGTCACCGGTCCGTATTCTTCTTCCATTGTATCATAACTAACAACAATGGCTGCTCCATTTGCCGGCGCGGTTCCAAATAGAATGGCGTTATCAACTGGAAAGAAGTAACCAGGATTCGGGGTGATGCTGCCAAGACAATACTGCACCACTATCGCGGCGCCACTTACGGGCGCGGCTCCAAATTGAATAACATCGCCTTCTGCAAGGAAGAACCCTGCGGCCGGAGGGTTGACCGTAGTACGGGGCACTGTGATTGAGTTCACGGTTGCGACCATCGTGGGGTTAAAAGCATCATTACTGAGATTGAAACTGGTGGTTGATCCATCACCCGTGAAATCATCAGTTTGCGTAGTCGCCGGTAGCGCCTGCTGCGGGATACTAATCGCGTTCACCGTCGCAGTCATTGTATCGTTAATGGCGGTATACGATAGATAAAAATCGGTGGTTGATCCGTCGCCGGTGAAATAGTCAGTTGGATCAGTCGCCGGATATATCGTGCGGCCACCCACCGTAACCACTATCGGCCCCGGCTCTGGAAGTTGAGAAAGTGTAAATGTTTCAGTCGTCCCGTCGCCTGTAAAATCATCAATTTGATTGATGACATTCGGCTCTGGTTGATTCGGGCCGAGTTCGCCTAGATCAATCGTTAGGCCGGTAAGGAGTGAAGCGCCGGGGAACGGACTGATCGGGCCGAGTGTGACGAAGGCATTGATCGCGGTTCCGTCGTCGTCAAACACAGTGCTATTCGCGGCGCCAAGGATGAATCGGCGAATATAACCATCGAACCCACCGAGAAAGATGGCGCGTTGATTCGGATCGTTATTGGCAAGATAGAAGCAAGACGCGGATGGCCCTATGTTCGCCGGAAATTGTTGCGGCCATAATCCACCCTTCCGACTATCATAAATCAACGATAAACCCTGAGTAGCGCCCCCAATCGGCGACACAAACATATGCAGATAATGCAGGTCGGCATCCCACACCAAACTAATGATCTGCGTACCTGGATTTAGAAACTGGAAGAATTGATTGTACTTCGTCTTCGTCAGATTCTCCGGGGGTCGATAGAATTCCCAAATTGGGCGCACGGAGAATAATCCGCCTGTGGCGATATAGTACAACGTCCCTTCGGGATCAATCGCCCAAGCATCTTTGCCGACCACACCCATGTTCTGCGAAATGATTGTGTTTGTACCACCGGCAGCCGGATCGCCTTGATACATGAACATGGAATGCGAGGCACCGATGATGAAATAATCGTCGGTGTACGGAATCAGCGCCGTGATTGGTTCGCCAATTTTGCCGGCGGCGGCAGGATCATCCACGAAAGCTGCGGCCGAATCCAAGGCAGAGAAATCCCAATCATAGGGATTGCTGACCCGACTCGCATACAAGTTCTGCGGATTGGTTGAAGCGTTCAGCATCAGGCGCCCGCGCCAGTTGGCGGCAAGCGTCGGCGTCACCGGCGCCGTGCCGGTCGTAACGACATAAGGAATAACCGATGCGGATAAAAGATCGACATCAATGATGCCGTTCACCCCGTCTACGATATAGGCGTGCTGATTGATGATGGCGATGCTGACAATATTGGTGGTCGAGAGCGGCGGCCCGGCGGTCTGCCCCAGGGCGCGGATCAATTGCGCAACGGGTTGAGAATAACCAAGATAGACATATCCTCCGCATACGGCAATAAGCACCGAATTATAAGTCGCCTGAACGGCAGCCCCAGAGGTTACGAATGAGTATGTCATTATTGAATATATACCGGCGCGGTTTGACCGACCGATACCTCACCAATGACACTTATTTGCGGTATGACATACACGTTACTGGCGTACAAACCAGGGAACGTAAATGATCCCGAGATGCTACGATCCAATGAAGACAAAACTCCACTCCATTCCGGCAATGAAGGATTCCCATCAAATCCAATCGTGATTATAAACGGCGTCCCTTGCCAGTTTTGTCCCGTTAATACCGGCGTACCATTTGCATTTATGGATCGTCCGGATGGAGACCCAGCAACTTGCATGGCCAGGGTGACGGCATTATAGCTACTCGGTTGGGTGTTCCAAGGAGTCGGAATTATAATTATTCCGCTGCCACCGTTTCCGCTTGAATCCGCCTGTATCTCCGCCTGAAATGTAATATAAGAAAAACTACCGGTTGTGTTGAATCCAATTGCCGGAAGTGTGATATTTTGTGCGGTTCCGGCCGTGTTAAATGCCAGGACTGTGCCGGTAAATCCGTTTATTCCGGTAGCAAGGCCGGGGGCTTTCGTAGTCGTGTACGAGTTTGTTTCGCCCCAATTTATTGTGATAAGGGGAATCGTGCCAATAGTTCCCCCACCACCTGTGGGCGTGATGAAGTTCGCTGCTTGCATTCCCTGTATCTGCGTGAGACCCAGGGAGCCATCATATTTCTTCGTAATCCCGAATCGCTCGGCAACGCGCTCGCGCCCATAGATATCATAGGGCAGCACGTTAAGTGCATCCCAGCATGTGGGCGGCTGGGCGCCTTCCGGGCCTTGGCCCCCCATTGGCTGTTGCTCACGAGCCGCCGATTGCACAACGCCCCCGGTGGGGGACACAAGCGGCACCTGTTTCGTCTGCGGGATTTTCGCTGGATGCGGCATATAAAGAAGGCCGGCGCCTCACGGAAAGACGCCGGCCCCAGGAGGAGAACACGACCGGACTTTACCGAAGTGGGTTGCCATCTTCAGCGAGGGTGCCATCATCGCCCGTGGTATCGGTATCGTTGTAACTGACGATGGTGGAATCGTAGTGATATTCAAGTGAAGCAATACGCCCGACACCCGTTGTCGTCCCGGCATAGGCGATTTCGACCGCAATCACATTGTCGCGCAGCAATCCATTGCTGCTCAAATTGATCTCAACGACCTGGTACGTTGTGCTGAGGGCGGCGTTTGCCGTATTAAACGGAAGGGTCGCCGTCACCGCGGAACCCGCGGAATTTGCCGCGGTCTTTCCTGGAAGCAAGATCGTCGGCGTTCCGGTAAGCGTGATGCCGGAATCGGCATTCGCCAGAGCAATCAGGACGCGAATAATGAAGTGATCGCTTGCCTCATCATAATCGCGCGGGATAGGGATAGAGAGGATGGCGGCGTTTGTGTCGCTAGCAGTCGTCACAAGTTCGGGTACGCCATTGACTGTGATAATAGTCGTGCCGCTTATTAGCGTGACATCACCAAAGCCAATATATTTATCAACCTGGATTCCACCATCCGCGGCTGACGCGGTACCGGTAACGGTGTTAACGCCCGAACCAGAATACTCATTTGAGGCGCCATTGTCACCTGTAACAAGTTGCTTAATCATGTACAGGAAATTATTCGGGGAGAAGTGCATAGCGGAATCCTTAAATTACGATGTTCCAAACACTGGTACGGTCGGGCGTTGGTACCAATAATCACGGAAGGCCCGGATCGCCGGGGTCTTGCTTGTAGCCGCGGTCGGGTTGCCAAAATACCCCAGGCACTTCGGCCCGGCGCGACCATCTACCAATTTACTTTGCGGGAGGGCGGTGGTCTTGTAATAAGTCCAATCCGGCCCATCCATTGAATCATCAACTTCTTTTTCGCACAGCGCGTAGCACGCGGCCTTGATTGCCTCATCGTGTCCGAAGGGCGCTGGCGGGGTATCGTACAAATTCACCAGATCATTGAAGTGAAGTGTATACGGAAATATCACCGATAGGAATTCACTGCTAATCCGCCACGTCATCAATTCCCAGCGTTGCCGCGGCGGGATATATCCAATGAAGGAATATGTCGGTGTCGGAATCAACCGAACCGCCGCCTCATATGGCGTGCCGGATTCAATGTTATAGTTTTGCCGACGCTGCCGGATCGAGAACTCATCAATCCACCGCAGAATCATCCCGCGGTTGGTATTGGCGATGAACGAAATCGGGCCGGTGTATTGCCCCCCGAAGTCGGCCGGTAAAGTATAATCGCCGGTCGCCACCATGCCGAAGCCGATGGCGTAGTTACTCGATGTGTTCAACTGCCCAAACTGCTGAATCAGTGCGGGAATCTGCCCGGTCGTAACCGCCGTGCCGGCTGGAAATGCCCCGCCCGGCACTTGAGGGGTTTGTGTCGGCACCACACTGGCCGGCGTGGCGATGATGTTCACCGTGTACGGGCCGAGGTATTGAACGATGGTGAATTGAGTCCCAAGTTGGGAAGATAGCGGAAACTCATCGACGGTCAAATTTAGGCCCGGCGTATTCGCGGGCGGGTTCCCGCCAATCCAGATCGGCCGAAGTTCCATTGATGCAAGAAAGGTCGGCGCCACATAAGGCACCTGCCCCAACGGCGGTGGCGGTGGAGGGGGAGGCGGACTGGTAAGGGTAAGGGTAGTGAGGCCGGCGAACGGACCCGTGGAATTGTAAACCGCCGATACATTCGTCGCGTTTGTTGGATCGAACGCAATCTGAGGCCAGAGGTCTACCTGCGCAATTCGGTTCAGCCATTTCCATCCATTCGGTTCGGGGCCATCATTGATGAACATCCGAATCGCGTCGTTAACAATGTCCTGGCAAAGCGCGAGATCAGCCGGATCATTAGGGACGCTCGGCACGCCCGTGCCGTCAGCGCCGTAATATGCGAGTCCCAACTTCTTCGATACCTTTATCAGCAAATCCTCATTCATCAGAGCCGAGGTCGGCTCCGTGATCGGGAAGTTCGGATAATTAGAGGTTATCTGGGACATTTATAAAAGAAGGGAGTTGGGTATGCACATCGCTATAAAACCCAGGGTTAGCGGTTGCTCTGCCCAACTCCCTTGGAAGGGAAAGAGAAAAATGCATTTAGTTGATCTTCGCCGCCGTGCGGAAGAAATCAATATCGAGAACGGGCGCTGCCGTGGTTGCAGTCGTCATCGACACAATGCCGCCATAATCGCTGGTCTGATCCCAAGTGCTATCGACCACATACTTCGCCACCTGATAACCATTGACAAACCAACGCGCCGTATAGGTGTCAAAGTTCACGCCAAGTTTGACGAATCCAGCCGAGCCGGTGTTAATCCCAGTCTGGCCGGTTGTGCCCGTCACGACCAGAAGTCCGGGAGGAGTCGGGGGTGCATAGAATGGGTTGCCCGGATCGGGATTGTTGGCGTTGGCCGTCAGAACATTAAGCAGCACGGTATTGAGTGTGCCCTTGCTGTTGCCGTAACTTGGTATGGTCGTCGAGACGTTCGGCGCAACTGCGGTGCCTTGATTGAGGTACACGGCATCAAAGTTGGCCGGCAGATCACCATGCAGCCAGAATCCAAAGCAGCTTGTTGCCGCCTGGGCGCCAAGACTATTACTGGCGCGTGTGGCCGAGGCCGCGGCGACAATGCCGCCGTTTACGGCGGTCGTGGTCGGCACAAGACCTTGCGTGTTAGCCACGCCCACGAAAATACCCTTGGCGGTTGTCACATCGCTAACGGCCAGGGATGCCTCGAACCAAATTCGACCCGTGCCACCGGAGGCGATGGGGCCGAGAGGCCGGGTGTAAATCTGCGTGAACCCTTGGGCGGTGCCGGCGACAGTCGCCGACAGAACGTGGTCAAACGTACCAGCCTGAACGAAACTCTGCGTCAGGCTGCCGAGACCAGGGGTACCGGAGTTAGGAAGACCCGGCAAACTTGCAGCATCGTAAAAATGCTGCGTTTGAAAATAACCGTTACCTTCGTCCTGTAACTCGTAGGCGAGGCAGTCCGCCCACACGCCGTCCGAAGGGGACTGCGGCAGATTGGGGTTCGTCTGCGCATATCGTGCAATTCCATAAGCCATATCAAAATCCTCAAATCAGAGTAGAAGTCAAGAACGCCATAACTCCTATGGCTTAGGTGGTCGGGATGACATTGTGAAGGACAAAACCCGCCGTGCGCCGGTTCGTCACAAGGTTATTGTGCGAACCGTCAAGAAACACGGTGAAGGTCGTGTGCTGGCCGCGGTCAACCATCGGCTTGCTTTCCTCCATCCAATACCCTTCCTGAACGATGGGTTGGAACTTGGACCAATCAATGCAGTAGATGGGGTTCGGCGTGAACGCCTCGCCGCCGCCGGCCGTGACCGTGAAACCGTCAAGTTGCGGAATGTACACAACGGGCATCTTGTTGAAATAAACGCAGCCCTCAAAATTGTGCAGCATCTTGCCGGCCAAATCCTCCGGCTGGTTGTCGTCATCACGCTTGTCGGCCAAATCTTCAAGTTCCGTCACCACATCGTCTGCGGCGTAGAGCTTGATTTTCTTGCCAACGGCGTCATCGCCGGGGGTCTTGACGAACGGAGCGGGCTTAAAGCGCGTGCGGCGCACGGCGCTGCGAAGTTTGCGCAGGAGCGCATTGTCGATGCGGTTGTACACATCGGCGTAGTTCGCCCACTTCGGTTCAGCGCTGGCATCAATGCCGGCGCAGACCGTGCCAGTCGTGCCGTTCTGATAACGGATGGTCGTGGCGTTGAATCCGCCGACCGTGGCGCCATTGGCCAGGAAGTTGATATAATACGGCACACCATACGGATACAATGTGTCGGTGGAACTTGTCGGCGTCATCCAGCCGCGTTCCTCGATCAGCTCGGCCAAATCCCACATGCGCTCCACGCGCCGGGATTCAAGCAAGTTGATGAACCCCTTCGAGGAGTTCTTATTGCGAAGGATTTCGACCACATCCCAGGAATAATCGGTACCGATCTGGGTCCAGGGCACGTTGATAACAAATTGGCTCTGGTCAACGGTAGGCTGGTCGGTATCGTACAGCCGTCGATAGCGCGCGCGACCATGACGGTCAAGAATTGCGTTGCGCTGGATTGAAGTGCCGCCATCGACTTCTCGGCGGGATTCCTCGTAAATCTGACAGAATTCGTAGTGTTGGCTGTCCCACATCACTTCAAACTGCCCTTTGGGCAGGTCTCGGAGAGTGGTCGCCAGAAGATCAGCTAATTGACTTGCATCGACGCCCATGAGAGGTTCCTTGAATCGTTAAGACGTAAACACTCGCTTCATCCTTGAGGCGACGTTCTTTTCGAGTTCGTCCCGGTTCTTCGCCGGCTTTTCTCCGCCAGGGTTCGCGCCCCGGCCGGATGGTTTTACGGAAAGTCCTTTATTCCGTTTTTGCAACTCACCGCGGATTTCCTCACGCGCGGCGCCGTTCTTGAACTTCGCGCTGATGGCGTCATGCGCCATCGTCAACGCTTCTTCAACCGGCAACGTGCGGCCCTGGAACGCGGCGCCGGCACAAAGCGCGTCGGCATATTCCAAAACCTGCCTGCGCGTCTCAATCTGCGCCTCAGGGAGTTTATTCACAGGGCCATCCCCGTAGAACTCCTTGAATGGCTTCAACTCGACGCCGGCGAAAAATCCCTCGACTTGCTTGCCGAGTGTATCATTCGCCGCCTGATCGGTGCGCTTCTGCGCGGCCGTCACTTGGGGAAGAACCGCGTTAATGCGGTCGATCACACCATTTACCGGTCCGACGAGAACATTCAGGAGTTCGTCGTCACCATACTTCTTTCGCAATTCCTCCATGTCGAGCTTTGCGAGCGCGCCTTGGGGGATTGCGGCGGGTGCTGCGGGCTGGGCGACCGGTCCGGTTTTGCCGGCCTTTGCCTGCCAGCCGAGTTCCGCCATCTTGGCGATCTCAGCATTACGAGTCTCATGCACCTTACGGGCGAAGGTCAGAAAACCCGTGCCCTGAGACTTGAACGCCGATTTGATCTCATCATCAGACCACTCGGCGGCTTTCAAAGATCGAACGTATGCAGCCGGAAGGGTTGGGGCGCCATCAGCCGCAGCTTCGGTACTAGGTTCCTCTTTGGTTTCAGATGGCGCCTCATCCTCTTTCGGGGGCGCCTCATTTCGTTCATGCCGGGCCTCTTTACCGGCCGGCTTGTCTGGCGTGCCTTCAATGACGCCAGTTGACTCATCTTCCTTGTCAACCGTTCCCATTATCGACGCAAATTGATCGTCGATCCTGGATGCCAGGGCTGATTTGTCCTCAGTGGACATCTTGGCTTTATTCGACAACACTCTCGTATCGTCAATATTCTCCGCCATCGTGCTCTCCGTTGCCTGCTATGCAGGGGCAAGTTCTAGGTGCTACAGGTATATTATACCACATAAACCGGATAAAGCCAACTAATTTCGCTCAGAAAATCCCGCCGCGGCCAGGGCTTGCATCTTGCCTTTGCGGTTCTTTGCTATCGGCACCCCATACATGGGGTTGCTCTGGTCGTCCGAGATTTCGATATCAGGACATTGCTGTTGAAATTTCCTGACTTCCTCCGGCGTATCCGCGGCGATACTGAACATTTCAATCGGCTTGTGGAAGTTTTGCAAGTCGGTGTGAACGGGGGATATCTGCTTCTGGTAGTGAGCGCCCTTGCACTTCGGGCATACCGTCAGTACGGTCGCCATCGTATGAAGTTCGGTGTCTTCGTGATTGCAGTCGCCGCATTTGTATTCATACAACGGCATTGCGCCCCCAGGTGAAATTGGGTGTGAAGCGGATCAGACGGTTCGGCACTTCCCAGACTTGGCCGCTCGCATCGAATACAACTGTCCATCGCCGGTCAAGGTCATGCTGGGTGTCAATGAAGATCGCCATGCCACGGCCGGTCGGGCCTTTCCAGTCCGCCGCCGGCATCACTGTAACTTCCCGCGGCGTGTTCAACTCCAAAACCATGTTAACCTCCATATCCAGATTTGCGAAGGTGCCCCATCTGGCCGGCATGATGTTCCGAACTATCGGGGTGGGCATTTCCGCTGGTATGCAGATGTTCCAGCGTCTTCGCCGGATGCGCGCCGCCGCCCTTCACATGTTCAGGCAGCGATTTGATTGACGGCGTTTTCGCGGCCCACTCCTTCGCCATCTGCGGATGTTGGGAGTACATGAATCGGGCTTGTGCTTTCGATTGAAACGGCATTGGATGGTCCTTGCAAAAGTCGGTCAATATCATCGGCCCAGCGGTCGATGGTAAATTTCTCTTTCACCAATTCTCGGTTATACCATCCCATTGATTCGCGTCCGGCAATGGATTTATTCGCGCAATGACGGATGGCGGAAGCTAATAATTGCGGAGAATCAACAGGAAATAGATAGCCGCGTACTCCACAATACATCAATTCACAGAGTCCACCAACAGTAGCAAAAATTACGGGTTTGCCGGCCTCCATCGCTTCCAGCGCCACAAGGTTAATCAGATCATCGCGCGAGGGAACAATGACCAGATCGCATTCATCAATGGCGCGTTGCTTTGTCGCTTCGTCGACGCGGCCAACCCAACTGACTCGTGAAGCGCCAGTCTTGATCTCGCCGAGTTCCTTGTAGAATGTCGGTTCGGCGTAGCTGCCGATGAAATTCAATTGGTACTTGGGATTGTCCAGAATCTTCATTGCCTTCAACGCGATGTCATGCCCTTTGCGGCGCTGGATAGACCCCAGTAGTAATATCCGGAAGTCGTCATGACGCGATGCGGGGGGTAGCTGATCTCGTATGACGATTCCGGGTGCAGAAATATCAATGGGTTGGTTTCGGAAGGGTTGGTAGAGTCTACGGGAGTACTCACAGTCTGTGAAGACGGCACTGGCTCCGTTAAAGGCGCGCTCGACAACGCGGGATGTATGACTGGTTCCCCGATCGGCGGCTTGGAGGTTACGAAGTTGTTCAACCCATTCTGGTGTTTCATGGATACCCCAAACGCAACGGACCCCCATATCGGCAGCAGCGGCGACGGATCGGATCGTCACTAAGGTATTCGCCAACAGGGCATCGGCGCCATATAGTGCCGACCGGGCGATTGTTTCCTCGCCTAGAATGCCAGTCACAACCTGGCATGGAATGCCGATGTCATTATACCAATCAATTAAAGGGCCAACTGATGGTGAGATGACATGAATTTTCCACTTTTCACGCAGTTTTTCAACAAGGTGGAAAAGACCGATTGGTGCCCCAGATTCATTTAAATCATGGGTGATTACCTCTAAAGTCTTCATTTCTGTTCTCCTTCTTGTGTCAGGAATACGACGCACTATTTCTTATACCTGCATATATGGGCCTTCGTCCTGAGCGCCCGATCCGCCGTTCCATTTCGACATCTTAGCGCCGTCCTTACCCGCAGCGTTGGAATCCGGTTCATCCTGATCCTTCGGGTAGAAGGTCTCCTGCATCTTCTTGCCGACCTTGGATTCGAGTGCCTTGCGCGATTGTTTGTGGGCCGCATTCACCGCATCCTTCTTTTTTGATAGATGGGCGTGCGCTTTGGCATGGCGGTCAGGATCGCTCTTGATTTCCTCCGCCTTCTGCAAGGCGTCAGCATCAGAAGCAGCAGCAGTATCGTCAGGATCATAGGGATCATTTTTCGGCATAATTAAACTCCTGCCGTAGCGTTAGCCAGCGGCGGTTTGGCGGTACTTGGGGTGAAAGCATGGCGAATCGCCAGCTTGATTGCAGTTTGCGCATCATTGGCGCCGGCCTGGGCATCCTGACGCTGTTGTAATCCTGGGGTGGGTGGGGCGCCCTGCACGTTGCCGGGCTGCCCATTCTGGGCGATGGCCGGCGCTAAGCCGGGATTCGGCTGGCCGGCAATCTGCCCTTTGCTGGGACCGGGCTGCGGACCCATCGCCATACGTTGCATGGCGGTTTGCTGCACCTGCGGCGCGAGCAATACCTCATCCATCCACTCAATTCCGGCGTCATGCGCCATCCTCACGAGGAAGGCGATGGGATCGAATGGGATGCCCATGCTTCCAAATATCTGCGCAGCCGAAGCGACGGCCGGAAGTATTTGCTGCGCGAAGGCCATGGCCTGTTGTAGTCGGGTCTTACTGTCCCTCCGTCCCATTGATTCCGGTTCAATGTTAAAAGTGAAGTCGAGGAAATCGCCCCGACGTGCCTCCGGGGTAAGTATGACTTGCACATCCTGCATTGTCGGCGGTTGCAGGAACGGTTCACCAGTCGGCCCTGTGCTTGGGCCACCGGGCGCCATCTGGCGCCGGGTGAGCGGAATCTTCATCAGCGGGTCGGTGTGAAAATACCATGCGCGCTTCCGAGCCTCGCCCGCGGCCAGCTGGTACACGAGGTCTTTCATGTCTTCCAGGCCTATGCTCGCATTCTGTTGCAGGACGTTCACCGCGGTCGCGCTCTTGCCTTCAATTCGCTGACCCCCAATCTGGTCGGGGTTTGCGGCCATCTGGTTGAACCAATCCTGCAACTGCGCGAGATTGCGCTCGTTACTGTTCTGCTGGCCCCCGAAATGATAAACCTGGACACCATCGGGATCGTCAACCTTGACTGCTTCGCCATCGCCGGCATCACGAAGTTCCGTCGCATCATCAGCCGATGATGCTTTATAACCCATTATGTCTTTTTGCCGTTCCGCCTGTTCCACAATCTTTTTGGCCATGCGATTAGCCAGGACATGAAGATCATACCAAATACCCACGGTAGGGATAGGAAGCGGGTTTCCAGGTACAGGTGGTGTAAGGGAGAGTAGCGTGTATGGGCCTTCTTTGACCCCATAATAATCATCCACACGCAAATAATCATCAAACAAAACATCATCAGACCCGGGCACCGTAACGATAGCATTGGCTGATGGAACCCAGATTTCGGCAATTTCGACCTCATCTTCCAGATCGTAGTTATCTTCAACATTGATCTGTCGCATCGACAAGTCGAACGCTTGACGCTTCCGCCGTTCGTCGCTACAAATCGGGAGTCGGTTCACAAGGTCTTCATCATACAAACCCGTCTCAAGCAGAGTCCGGCGGGGCACTCGAATCTTATCGCCAATAAATGCCGCGTCCCGGAACATGTGATCTCGACAATTCGGGTCAATAATGAAGTTGTCAAAGTCTACCTTCTCAGTGTAAACGGTACCAGGGTCAAGAGATTCTTGGCCTTTATCATCGTCAAATACCGCAACGCTTCCGGATGTGGTGAGGCCAGTTTTGAGAACTCCGAGTGTGAATAAGGCGTCAACGATGACACTCCGGTAAGTATTTCGGATGTCAATCTGCATGTCGTGGTTATCAAGGGCGAGTCCGAGAAGATTTGCATATTCCCTCGCTTGCAGATAAGGGGTCATTACCGTATGTTTCGGGAACGACATCACCATTGTCGGGATCAACACACGGATGGCGTTGAAGATCAGATTGATCGGGGCCGTACCTACCTCGCCCTCAGTCTTATCATAATATGAACCGCAATACTCCTGGATGAAATGAACCCGCGCGGCCCGGAAGGCGTCCAGGCGTTTGAACCCGCGCTGCACGGTAAGTTGGAATTTCCGTGGACTGATTTCATCCGTGTAGCTCATTAAATTGAACCTCCAACAACAACCGAATACGTACCAGCAGTGACCGCGGCCATATAGTTACACCTATGCTGTTTGTAATTCTGCGAAATTAAACCGTTTTGGATACCGGGCGCCGCCCTCTTGCGTTTCTAACTTTCGACGCTTTTTCCATTCAGCCAATCGGTGCCCAAAGGATCGTTGCGGGACAACCCGCTCCATGTCTCGCCACTTGGGCATTTCACTGAGGGCCAACACGGCAAGCATGTCGGCAATAACGCGATCTCCATGAGTCTTACGGGCGCTGGCGCTTTCGGCGACAAGTTCAGCCGGCCCGATTCCACCGTCATCATATCGGATGTAGGTGAGCGCTTCGTCCAGGGCTGCGGCACTTCGGTTAATGTATTTGCCGTGGGCATAAGCTCGGCGTAACAGTCCAAGGGCCGTGGCCTTGGCTTCGGTATCCGACCGCCATCCATAGCGTTTGCCAGACTTCTCAGACAATGTGCCGCTTTGCCGACGAAAATAAACATAAGGATATTTATACGTTCGACAAAGCTGCCGCCCAAAGTCCATGCCCGGATCGCCATTGTTCTCCCAGATGATAAGAGGGCGCCGGTTACGTCCCCCGACCCATATCGCGGCAGCGCATGTGATACGCGCCAATTCATACGGCGGGGTGTTCGCATCCGCAAATTCTGCAATTTTCTCTCGTGTCTCATTGCATGTCACATTGATAATGGAGTTACTCGCGCCCTGACCCTTGCTGATATCAATCGACAAGGTATACGAATAACACTGATCCGGCCGGCCCTTAATCAAATGCGTCCAGATCGACCACGG